ATGTCCCAGCTCTCGATGGCCAATCGGCCTATGCCGAAGATCTCCAGCAGCGGGCAGAGAGCCTTCACGTGCCCCGCCTCGCAGAATGAGCGCAGCGTCTTCACGTCGTCCTCCGGGTAGCGGCCGTCGCGCGACATCAGGATGCCCTCGATGCGCACGGTGTAGTCGTCCTGCGTCCACCGCTCCTTGATGCTGCCTCTGATGGTGCCCTTGCTCACATGCCGCCGCACGAGGATGTTCTGGCCGTTCAGGCTGATCATCGGTTCGACGGGGAAGAGCCATTCCATGGCAGACGGTTTCTCCAGCTGGAACGAGAGCGGCATGACCATCGGGATGCCGAGGGCGTTGGTGCGGACGGTCTCTTCCAGTTCCTCGTCGCTCAGGGCTTCCAGATTGACGTTGAAGTCAGAGGCATCGGGTTCCGAGAACGCGCGGACGGCGACGGCGTTGCCCTCCATTTCCGGGAAGGTCTTGCCCGTGGGCAGGTAGCCTGTGCTGATGCCGTGGAAACTGTTCTCGCGGAACAGCCAGTATGGCGGCATCTTCGTCAGCCCCATCGCCCGCAGAGCCATGTTCTGTAGTATGAATCTGGTCGTGTTCATCGTTCTGCGCTGGTTGCTATGGCAAGTGCCCGGTTCATGCACCGCAGGACGATGCGCTCCAGTTCGGCCGTATCGGTCCTGTCGGCCATCGTCACGTTGATGCTGTCAAAGAACTTGCCGATGTTCATCGTGATTTGTGTGTTGCGGCTGCCGCCGGTGGCAAGTGCCTCGGCCGTGCCGTTGCCGGTCGTGGACGTGCCGCCCTTGCCCTTGTTGAAGACGACCTCCTCGTGCGCGCTGCCCTTGGTGCCCGGTGTCGAGATGGCGGCATCGGCCGTGGTGTCCTTCTTCGGCTGCTTCCCGCTCTCGGCCGCGTAGTTGCGGCGGAACTCGTCGGCCACACCGCCAGCCAGCTGCTTGGTCTGCTGGAAGGTCTTTTCGGCCGATGTGATGCCCGTCATGTCCTTGACACCGTCCACCGCACTCGTCCACGCGCCCTTGAAGTCGCCGTCGAACAGTTTGGCGAACGCCGCGCCTATCTTGCCGATGCCGCTGATGAGCGTGCGGATGCGGTCGATGACATAGTCCTTGATGATGTTGCCGAAGCCCTTCCAGATTTCCCAATAGGTCTTGATGAAGGCGCGGAAGCCCGCAAACTTGTTCCAGCAATAGACCACCGCAGCAACGAGCGCGGAAATGCCCACGATGATAAGGCCGATGGGGTTGGCCGTCATGGCGGCATTGAGCAGCCACTGCACACCCGTCCAGATCTTGACTGCGGCCGATGCCACCTTGGCAGCACCTGCCACCGCGCCGATGGCGATGGCGTGCGCGTTGAAGACGACCGTGCCGACGGCGACCACCGCTGCTACGTAGCCCAGTTCTTCGCGGAACTGCATGATGAAGTGGATGACGCCGCCCACGATGCTGAAGATGACGCCCAGTGCCGACGCGATGGGCGGGACGATGGCATCGAACATGGCCACGAGGTCGAGCAGCATCGGCTGGATGTGCTGGAACAGTTCGGCCGCTTTCATCTGTATGTTGCCCACGAGGGTCGATACCTTGCCCGAAAGGGTCAGCGACTGCTTCTCGGACATCCGGTAGAAGGCACCCTCCTCGCCGGTGGCATGGCGGATGGCGGCGGCCACGGCCTCGAAGCCGATCTGGCCTTTCGACATCATGTCCTGCAATTCGGCGTATGTCTTGCCGGTCATCTTCTCAAGTTCCTTCAAGGGATTGAAGCCCTGATTGATGAACTGGAGGTTGTCCTGACCTGACAGTTTTCCGGCCGACGACACCTGTCCGAGCACGAGCGAGAGACCTGCGAGCTTGTTTTTGTCGCCCGACGCGATGTCGCCCAATTGCGACAGGTAGCCGTTCACTTTGTCGGCCTCCATGCCGAACGAGAGCATCATCTTGGCATTGTCCACAAGGTCGAGGTTGTTGTAAGGCGTCTTGGCCGCAAGCGCGTTGATGTCCTGCAGCACCTTGGCCGCCTTCTGCTCGTCGCCCACCAGCGTAGAGAACGCCACGCTGGTCTGTTCCGCCTGTGCGCCCAGCGACGCGACGGCACTCACGCCCGCGCCGATGAGCACGTAGGGGTTGGTCAGGAACTGCATTCCCGGCAGCGACATCAGCCCGTTCTGGAAATTCTTGATGGAGAAGGCCGCGCGCAGGCGTGCCCCGACCGTCCGCGCCGCGCGTGAGATTTTGTCCAGCTGCTCGGTGGTCTGCCGGGCGACGCTCAGCACGTTGCCGCCGTCGGCCTGCAGCTTGATCAGGAATTTAAGTACGCTGTCCATTGTTGTTTGCCTTTGCCTCCATTTTGCGGATGTCAATCAGATACCGTATCGTCCATGCCCATTCCTCGTCGCTCAGCGTGTCGGGGTCGATGTGCATGTAGTAGCGCAGCAGGGTGTTCAGGAAGAGCACGTCGCCGCTGCCGGCATCGGGGACATCGGCATCCGCTAAAGCTTTTTTACCTGTGCCTCCTTGACCTTGATGACCTCCTCCATCTTGGGGATGGCGGCGAGGAAGTATTCGTCGTTGTCCTGGATCTCGGTGTCACCGGCCACCCAGAGCTGCTTCAGCAGCGTCTCGCTCATCTTGATGGAGTCCTTCACCACACTCACGTAGCTCAAGTCCTTGCGGTTCGGCTTGCGCAGGATGCAGCTTTTGTCGTCCACCGTGATTTCAAAGAGTTCGCCGTGCTTCTTCTTCCACTCGGCAATCTGTTCTTTCGTGTAATTTGCCATTTGAATGCTGTTTGAAAAGGGTTTGAATTATACGCTCTTTTTGTCGAGGAACAGGAAAGGCAGCGTCTTCTCCTGGAATTTGTCGCCCTGCTTCCACTCGGTGTTGTCCTCGGTGAACTCGACGCCCACAAGGATGTCGGTCGTGATGGTGTCACCGGCGGTCGGGTTGCCGTATGCGGCCACGATGTCCAGGCTGGCGTCGAGAATGTCGCCGCCGCTGGCCTGTTTCAGTGCCTCATACTCGCTCTGCAGCAGCGTGATCTCGCCGTCGTAGGTCTTGTTGCCGCGCTGGATGCTGTGGGGCTTGATGCCCTTGGCGTGCAGCAGTTCCTTCTCCTGCTTGGCGCTGTACTTCACGCCGCGCAGACCCGTCACCACGCGGCCTGCCATGACTACGTTCACGTCACTCCATTCGTATTCTCGCGTGTTTACCATTGTCTTATCTGTTTAAGCGGTTGTTACTTGGAAACCTAAGTTCACGTCGATGTAGCGGCTGTAGCCGTGCGGGCGCACCTTGAGCGTCACCACGATGCGCGATGTCGAGACGACGTCCTGCGACGGGTCGATGTAGCACTCGCAGCCGTTGCCCTCGCTGTCGGCGCTCAGTTCGCCGTTGGCGGTCATCTGGCGGTCAATGGCGTTGGCCAATGTCTGCTGCCAACTCTTTACCACGGCGTGCTGCAGGGTGCCGTCCTCGTTCAGTTCCAGCTCGTCGAGCAGGTTGTCGAGCATCGTGTCGTAGGTGATGCGGTAGGCTTTGTCAATCACACGTCGGCCTGTCAGATGGGCATAGTCGCCTGTCGGGTCGCCTGCCATCGGGTCGTCTGCCCAATAATAGCCGCTGCGGCCGACGTGCTTGCGCGGCACGATGTAGCCCTTCTCGAAGATGCCTGCAATCATGCTGCTGCTCTCATCGACCTTCTTGGCGCCCACATACATGGCCAACGGCGCAAGGCTGCCGTCCTTCACGCGGCCGATGTTGCGCTGCACCGGGATGGATGCGATGCGGCCCAGTAGCGTGCCGATGGCAGCCCCGTCGCTTGCGCTGGCCGTGTCGCCGATGACGACGGCACAGCGGTCGTATTCCTCCTCGGTGAGGTCTTTCAGCGTCTTGGTCGCGTCGTAGGCGCGTCCCTCGATGACGATGAACAGCGGGGCGTACATCTCGGACGTCGCCCACTCGGCCAGCTGCTGCGCCTTGGGCAGTGCCGTGAAGACGTCGGGGTCGAGTCCGTTGGTGCTGGCGGCGTTGCTGCCGGTGTTCACTCCTGCCACTGCGATGCCGCGCAAGGCTCCGTTCTGTCGGGTGATGAGGTCGCGGGCATAGCCTTCGGCCACCTTGGTATAGTCGCAGATGTTCGTGGCCGTAGTGGCGGGTGCCACGGGGTAGATGATGAGCCGCGTGCCGCTCTCGGCCTCGTCGTAGAACTCCTGCACGTGCTTGTACAGCACGGCATTGTTGGCGGCCGTCACACCCAGTTCCGCGAGGTCGTCCATGCTGCGCAGTTCATAGGGCGTGTTCAGCACCAATGTCCCTGCGACGGCGGCGGCTCCGCAGATGAGTGCCAGGAGGCCGTCGGCACTTTCGCCGACGGTTCCCAACTGGCCGTTAAGGAATTGTATCTTTACTCTTGGAAGTTGCATAAGAGTCTTGTTTTAAGGGTTATACGTTCGAGGCCATTGCCTGCGTGACGGTCACGGTCTTGGTCACTTCGGTTCCCTCGATGCCGATGGTCACGGTGGCGGTGCGGGTGGCTTCGCCCTCGGCGTCGTAGGCGTAGGCAGTGCGGGTGAACGTGACCTTGTTGCCGCTTGCGCTCACGGTGAGCCATTCTGCGTCACTCTCGGCAGTCACGGCTGCGCCGTTGCTGGTGGCGTAGGTGCGCACGTTGCTGCCCGACGTGGCGGGCACTTCGATGCTGTCGTCGCCTGTGATGGTGGGTGCCTGCTCTGCCGGCGCATTGGCCTCGACGATCACTGCCACGCCCTTCTTATCGTAGCGGCGGCGTGCTCCGCCCACGCGCATCAGGAACGAGTAGATGTCGCCGTAGTAGGTCGGGTCATCGAGTTTGTCGAACATCTTGACCTCGCCCAGGGCGCGGCTCACGCACTGCTGCTGCCATGCCAGTCCGGCTGCGAGCTCGGTGGCTGCTGCATCCTCGCTCCACTTCAACAGGGCGTGGCCCGATGTCACGCGGAGCACCTGCGAACGCTGCATGATGCTGAACCCGTACAGGTTGCCCACGATGCCTTTCTGTGCGTCGGCCGATGCGAGGAACGCGCTCAGGTCCTTTTCGGTCAGGTCGGCAAGGAGGTCGGCATACATGACAGCATCCAGAAGGATGTAGCGTCCCTCGGCAGGCACGTCCTGCTGGTTGAACTTGGTCATCAGCGCGAGCACGGTGGCCTTGGTCATCTGCTTGCGGTTGCCGGTGGCGGTGTCCGAGGTGTGGGCGGGACGTGCCTCGCCGGTGGTCTCGACGATGGTGTCGGTCGTGAACCAGCGGTAGAGGAGGTTCTGTGCGGCGTTCTTCTGGAGCTCGGCGCGGTCGTTGTAGAGGATGCTCTGGCGGATGTCGTAGCTCAGTTCCACTTTGTCGATTTCAGGGATGTAGATGGGGTTGGTGGTCAGCTCGTCCATGTCGTAGGTCAGCTCATTGTCTGTGCGCTGGTTCACTGACGCAGGTTTCTGAGTGCGGTTAATCTCAACACCGGAAGGGGTTCCAGCGTTAGGGATGTGCACTGTCTTGTTGCTCACGAAAACGGAGTCATCAATACTCTTCGTGGCAAAGCTGTTGTCGGGAAAGAAGTTCTCGACGATGGTGTTCAGCCATACTTGTTTGTTCAATGCCATTGTTCTTGAAAAATTAAAGGTTACACTTCATGATCTTACTCTTTGTAGTCAACGCCGAACTTTTCCTTGTACTTGGCGCAGAACAGCTGCTTGTTCTGGGTCTTCAGGTCGGCAAGGCGGTTCTCGCGGTCGAGCTGGTCCCATGTCTTGCCCTCGAAGGTGCCTTGCTCACCCTCCTTGCCGATGTAATTGACGGCGCGGGCTGCTGCGGCGTGCGGTTTCATGCTGTTGATGAGTGCCTCGGTGTTCTCGCGGTCGCTCTGCATCAGCTTCGTCATGGTGGGAATCTGCTCCTTGGAGATCTTGCCGTCGGCCACGGCCTGGTTGAGGAATGTCTCGACCTCTTTCTGCTGGAGGCTGTCGAGCTGCGCCTTGTAGGCGTCGTTTGCCTGCTGGAGGGCATCGGCCTTGGTCGCCTTGTTCTCCAACTCCTTGATGTGCGCCACGATGGCGCTCGAATCCGCCTTGTCGCTGAACGAGGGGATTGCCTGGATGTCATCTATTAAAGCCATTTCGTTGTTGTTTTGTGGCCCGCTGGCGAGCCGGTTATTGAAATAATGGTAGATTTCCTCTTCGGTGCGGGGCTGCTGCTCGGTGGTCTCCATGTCGTAGATGCCGTCGGCCAGCTTCATCGCCACGGCCTCCTTGGCATCCATCCAATGGTCTTTCTCGTCAAAGTACTTGGCGAGCACGTCCTTGGCCTTCATGCCGCAGCGTCCGGCTATCATGTTGGCAAGGTCTTTTTGCAGCTGTTCCATCTGGTCGGCCGTCTGACGCAGTGCCGAGGCGTTGCCCCACGTGCCGCCGCTCACGCTGTGCAGCATCAGTTTGGCGTAGGGACTCATGTAGAGCGGCTTGCCGCACAGGGCGATGATGGCGGCGATGCTTGCGGCCACGCCGTCCACATAGATGGTGATTTCGCTCTTCGACTGGCGCAGTGCGTTCCAGATGGCCATGCCGCTGAACACGTCGCCGCCGCGCGAGTTGATGCGCACGTCAATCTTGCCGTATTGCGACTGGAGCGCGATGAGCTCGCTCACGATGCGGCCGCTCTCGACCTTGTAGCCCTCGCCGATGTCGCCATAGAGCAGCAGCGTGGCGCGGCCTTCTCCGGGGATGATGTTGAAAAATTTCGATTTCATCTTTTCGTTCGTCTTGCTTGGATTTTGCCGCAAATTTCTGATGTTTTTTCGAGCCTTCAAAATCGTGTTTTTGTCATTGCGCCAGTGAGTTACATTCATAGCGTCGGCCAACTCCATGATAAAAATACCGTTTCTTTTTCTTGTATTTTCGGCCGAACTTTGCCGTGCAAAATGACCAATTTCCCTGTCAAAAATGAGCACACAGAACATCGACAAAAAGGACATCGCCAAGCAGCTTTTCCTGAACGGCACCTTCACGCAGGAGGAGATTGCCGAAAAGGTGGGCACGACACGCCAGACAGTATCGCGCTGGATCAAGGACGGCGGCTGGGAGGAACTGAAAGCCTCCATCTCCATCACCCCTGCGCAGATCCTGAGCGGGCTGAACCGACAGATCATCGAGATCAACAACAACATCGCCGCACGCGAGGAGGGCAAGCGCTTCGCCACCGTGGCCGAGAGCGACACCATCGCCAAGCTCTCGTCGGCCATCAAGAAGCTCGAGCAGGACGTGGGCATCGCCGACATCGTCGATGTGGGCATCCGCTTCACCAACTGGCTGCGCCCGCTCGACCTCGATAAGGCCAAGGAGTTCAGCAACCTGCTCGACGCCTTCATCAAGGACCAAATGAAATAAGGCCGGTGCGTGCAGCATCGGTCACAACTCTTATGTCTTAACTCTTACTTCTTAACTCTGAATCGAATGACTATCGAGGACAAGAAAGCCCTGCAACGGTGGGCAGAGCATCACAAGGCACTTGCGGCCGACGTCCCAGTCGATGACTGGATGTCGAAACGTGACATCGAGCGCAAGCGCGCCGAGCTGGAGAAAGACCCCATCGCGTGGATCAAGTATTTCTTCCCGAAATATGCCCGCTACGAGTTCGCGCCGTTCCATGTGCGCGCCATCCGCCGCATCGTCGGCCACCCGGAGTGGTACGAGGTGCTGTCGTGGAGCCGCGAGCTGGCCAAATCGACCGTGGCGATGTTCATCAACATGTATCTGGCACTCACGGGGCGCAAGCGCTTCTTCGTGCTGGCTTCGGCCACCGAGACATCGGCCATCCGTCTGCTCGCACCTTACAAAATCAACTTCGAGAGCAACCCGCGCCTGCGCCAGTTCTACGGCCAGCAGGTCACGCTGGGCGACTGGACGGAAAAGGAGTTCTCCGCACGCTGCGGTGCCAAGTTCGTTGCCCTCGGTGCAGGTTCCGCGCCGCGTGGCGCAAGGAACGAGGAGGTGCGCCCCGACGTAATCTACATGGACGACTACGACACCGACGAGGACTGCCGCAACCCAGAGACGCTGAAGAAGAAGTGGGACTGGTTCGAGGGTGCGCTTTACCCCACGCGCTCCATCAGCGAACCGACGCTCATCCTGTGGTGCGGCAACATCATCGCACGCGACTGCTGCATCAAGCGGGCGGGCGCAAAGGCGCGCCATTGGGACATCGTGAACATACGCGACAAAGACGGCCACAGCACTTGGCCGCAGAAGAACACCGAGGAGCAGATTGACACCGTGCTGTCGAACATATCGGCCAAGAACGCACAGGCCGAGTACTTCAACAACCCAGTGAGCGAGGGCACCATCTTCAAGAACCTGCCGTTCGGCAAGGTGCCGCCGCTGGGCAAGTTCCCGTTCCTCGTCATCTACGGCGACCCCGCCTACAGCGACTCGCGCAAGAAGGCCAGCAGCACCAAGGCACTCTGGCTCATCGGCCGGCTGAAAGGCACGTATTATGTCATCAAGGGATTCCTGGCCCGCGAGCTGAACGCGGTCTTCATCGGCTGGTATTTCGACCTGATGGACTACGTGGGCGGCAAGACCACCGTCTATTGCTACATGGAGAACAACAAGCTGCAAGATCCCTTCTTCCGGCAGGTCTTCATGCCGCTGCTGCGCGAGGAGTGCCGCCGCCGGCGCCGCGAGCTCAACATCAAGGGCGACGAGCGGCGCAAGGCCGAGAAGGCCACCCGCATCGAGGCCAACCTGGAACCCATCGACCGCAACGGCGCGTGGATCTTCAACGAGGAGGAGCGCGACAACCCGCACATGCAGGAACTCATCAACCAGTTCAAGCTCTTCGAGATGCACCTGCCTTACAACGCCGACGGTCCCGACTGCATCGAGGGCGGCATCACCGTCATCGGCCAGAAGACCACCGAGGCCGAACCCGCCGTCACCATCTCCTACGACGAGATCAACGAGCACAACCCCTACCGAATGTAACCCCTAAACATAAAATCCATCATGGCCAATTTCATCAACACAGGCGACTACGATGCCACCATCCACCGCGAGATCCTCGACGCGCTGCTGCGTGCCGACTCGGCATCCTACGACCCGCAGATCATCGAGATTTGCGAAGACCGCGCCATCGCCGAGATGCGCTCCTACCTGAACAAGCAGTACGACTGCGACACCATCTTCTCGGCGACCGGCACCGACCGCCACCCGCTCATCCTCATGTTCGCCATCGACATCACCGTCTATCACATCTTCTGCCAGCACAACCCCTACAAGATGGCCAAGATACGGCAAGACCGCTATGACCGAGCCATCGAGTGGCTGAAAGGCGTCATGCGCGGCGACATCACCATCGACGGCGCGCCGCTGCTCCCCGCCGACGAGCTGGACGGGAACTCCCCGTGGCAGGTCGTGGCCGATGATGTCCGTCCCGTCATCCGTTGAACCATAACCCTTAACCCATAACCCACAATGAAAAAGAGCAAAATAATCACCCAAGGCGGGATGCGCACCGACAATGGCCAGCGGCTGCCCGACGTGGTGCTGCAGATGCCGGAGATCTTCTTCTTCGACATGAACGCCTACATGAACTCGCTCACTCTGGCCAAGAGCATCGACTACGGCAACCGCGTGCGCCTCTACGACATGTATGAGTCGGCCACCCTCGACCTCCATCTGGCGGGCGTGCTCGACAAACGGCTGCGCGGCGTGACCCGGTTCCCCATCGAGTTCCGGCGCGACGGCGTGCCCGACGAGGCCATCGGCAAGCAGCTGCGCTCCCCGTGGTTCAAGCAGCTGCGCCGCGAGCTCCTTCTGGCCGAGTTCTGGGGCTTCACCCTCGTGCAGTTCTATCTGGACGACGGCGGCAACATCCGCTACGACCTCATCGACCGCAAGCACTACGACCCCGTGCGCCGCGAACTGCTCAAGTGGCAGGGCGACCAGAAGGGCATCCCCATCGACTGTTTCGACAACTGCCTCTTCGTCGGTTCCGAGCGCGGCTTGGGCATCTTGGCCGAGCTGATGCCCGCCGTCCTCTACAAGCGCGGCGACATGGCCGACTGGGCGCAGTTCTGCAACATCTTCGGGATGCCGATCCGTGAATACACCTACGATGCCGGAGACGAGACTGCACGCCGCCGCCTCATTGCCGACGCGCGCCGCCAAGGCTCGAACGCCGTCTATATCCACCCGCGCGACAGCGACCTGAAACTCGTCGAGGCGGGCAACAAGACAGGCTCGTCGGACATCTACAGGGCGTTTGCCGAATACTGGGACAGCCAGATCTCCATCCGCGTGCTGGGCAACACCCTCACCACCGATGCCAAGGAGACGGGCACGCAGGCACTCGGTACAGTCCACAAGGAGGAGGAGGACGACATGAACGCCGACGATCGTGAATACATCCTCGACATCCTCAACTACCAGATGCGCCCCATCTTCGCCGCATTGGGCTTCAACGTCGATGGCGGCGAGTTCGTCTATGCCAAGCGCGACAGGCTCTCACCGTCGCAGCACATCGACATCGTGCAGAAACTGCAAGGCATGGGGCTGCCCATGAGCGACGACTGGCTCTACAAGACCTTCGACGTCGAGAAGCCCGAAGACTACGACGCACAGAAGGCCGAGGCCGAAGCACGCCGCGACGCCATGCGCGAAGCTTTGGAGAAAGGGACGTCGGCCAACCCGCAGCTGAACACGCCGCCCGCTCCGCAAAACACTGTTCAAACACCGTTCAAAAGCCGTTTGCAGCGTTTTTTTGGAGTGGCCCCGACTACCGGGGCGGACACCGACTACTGATTGATTCCCTCTATTATGGCGATGGCCGATGCCCCTGCTGCTCACCCGCGCCACGCAGCTTCAGCAATGCCGCCGCGCTGCGCTTCGATGCCGACGTGCTCGAACTGTTCATCCGCAAGGTCTATGGCGGCATGGACACGGCCAACGAGATTGAGGCGGGCATGTGGCGCGAGGTGCTGCGCATCATCAATGCCGCGACCGTCGAGGGGCTGGCATCGGCCACCACACCACCGCCCACCCGCGAGCAGTGGTTCTACCACGAGCTGCGCCACGGCAACGAGGTCTTCGCCGCCTTCAAGGTTCACGCTATGGGGCAGGAGATGGCCGCCAAGCTGCTCGATGCCGACGGTCGGCTGAAACCCTTCGCCCAATGGCGGCGTGAAGTCGAGGGCATCGCCTCGCACCAGATGGGTTCATGGCTGCGCACCGAATACGACACCGCCGTCATCCGTGCCCATCAGGCGGCCGACTGGATGGAGTTCGAGCGCAACAAGGACATCTTCCCCAACCTGCGATGGATGCCCACCACCTCGCCCGAACCTGAGACCACCCACGCCGCCTATTGGCAAGCCAAACTCACGCTGCCCGTCGATGACCCGTTCTGGATGGAACACCACCCCGGCGACCGCTGGAACTGCAAGTGCTCGCTCGAATCGACCGACGAGCCGGTGAACCGTCCCGCCGACCTCGTGCCTGTCAAGCCGCAGCGCGGCCTCGACAACAATCCCGGCAAGGACGGGCATATCTTCAACGACACGCACCCATACTATCCGAAGAGTTGCGGCCAATGCTTCGCATACAAAAAAGGCGGCTTCAAAAACCGTCTCAGTGCTTTGTTCGTAAATAGGGAGAAAGATTGCAACGGGAATTGCCCATTCATTGACAGGTGCATTGAATCGACGAAAATTACCGGATATGACAAAAACAAATGGGAACACAGCTATGTGTCAAGCAATGGCCGTGGCTATGTGGTGACAGAGAAAGAAAGGATTGCTGAAGCCTATGTTTCCAAGAACGAAGAGAAAAAGTTTGAAAAGGAAATGCGTATGTGCAAGGTAGCGGCAGACAATGGTCATCGAATTGAATATCTTCAAGGTGTCAATCGTCCTAAAGGCGAAACCTACGATATTACTTTCGATGGAATTCCGACAGAATTAAAATCCACAAACAGTGTCGGCAATATAGTGCAACATATCGGGAAAGCCGTGAACAAGCAAGGTGCTCATGCTGTCCTTTTGGAATTTGAATCACATGATCAGCTTATTTATGACAGGCTCAATGAAGCAAAACGAAAATACAATGTTCGACTATTTTTTTATTTCAAGGGAGACAACAAAATAAGAGAACTTTAAAATAAGTGAGACCGCTGAAAAGCGGCCTCTTGGCGGTACACGGTCTTTCAACCCTGCACCTATCTTCATCTCGAAGACGCCGCAAATATAGCAACATTTTTCTGATTGCTGTGCAAAAACGGCAAAAAAACAACAAAATATGGACGCAAAAGAGATTGAAAAGCGCGTAGCGCGTGCCAAGGCTGACATCCTGAAGGGGGTCAATGACCGGCTGCCCCGCACCGTGGGCGTGATTGCCGTCAACCACTTCACGCAGAACTTCCACCAAGGCGGCTGGCTCGACAACGGGCTGCACCCGTGGCCGCGCACCAAGCGGCAGGACAGCGCGTCGCCCGATGCCAAATACAGTCCGCTCACATCGCGCCGCAACCACCTGATGAAGTCCATACAGGCGACCACCGCACCGGGACAGGTCACGGTCGAGAACCCCGTGCCATACGCCGCGCTGCACAACGACGGCGGGGAAATCACCACGCACCCCACCGTCACCCAGCGGATGCGCCGCTTCGCGTGGGCGATGGTCTATTCCATCGCGGGCATCAAGAAGGGCGGCACGCTGCCCAAGCAGTTGCCCGCCGAGGCCGACAAATGGAAGGGCTTGGCCTTGACCCGGAAGGAGCGCATCACCGTCCATGCCCGCATTCCGCAACGCCAGTTCATGGGCGACTCGGCCGAACTGCGCGAGAAGATTGGCAAGGCCGTCCGCAAGTCGCTCGACGCGATTGCCGCCCATATCGCAAAGTTCCGGCAATAACTCTTTTTTCTTACTTCTTATTTCATAACTCAACTATGGAGAATCTGCTTTACCAGATCATCGGCCACATCAAGGCGGGGATGCCCCAGCTCGCCACGGTCGATGAGGATTACGGCCAACTGGAGGCCATCGACAAAGAGGGCATCGAGACCTATCCCGTCATCTTCCCCGCCGTCTTGGTCGATATACCCGAAACGGACTGGTCGTGCATCGGACAGAAGAGCCAGCGCGGCAAGGCGCGGGTGAACGTGCGCCTGGTCATCGACTGCTACGACGACACGCACTGCGGTTCGGGCACGATGGAGGCGATGTCCGAGCGCGCCGCGATGGCCGATGAGCTTCACCGGCTGTTGCAGGGCTTCCGCCCCGATGATGATGGGGAAATGGTACGTGAGAAGTCGCGCTTCTACACGTGGAGTCATGGTATCAAGGTCTATGAATCTCTCTATTCCGTGGCTGTCCAGTCGTTCATTCGGGAAACAGTGACAGCTGCTGCTCCACGCAGGGTCGTGGTTTCGGCGACGGGGCTTTAGCGGCAGGCACCTTGAAGCCGGTGAACTGCGGGCGGCCGAGTGTCTTGCCATCGACGGTGGCCCCGCTCTGCACCATCTTGCGGATGACCTGCATCACGCGGCTCTCGGACACGAAGAACTCCTCCTCGCTCAGCTTCTTGATGGTGTCATCAAACCGAAGCCGCCGAATCTCTGTCCAGTAATAGTACCGCTCGAACATCTTGTGGTCTCTGGACTCCATCAGGTCTTTGTTTCTTCCGCGTGCCATGCCGCAAATATACGCATATTCCAGCATAAATATACATGAAAAATGGGACGTTCCATGCGGGACGCCCCATTTTCTGTTCACATATCTGTCTTTCAATCATTCAGTTCTCGCTTCGGCTCGACGTAGAAGGTCTCGTCCTGTGCCACCGCGATGCCGCATCCTGCCATTGCCTGCACCATCGTCACCGGCGCGCTGTCGTCGGCCGTCGTCCAGACCTCATCCAGCTCGCGGTCGGCCAGCATACGGTCTTTAGCGATCTCCTCGGTTGTGCGCACGTAGCTCGGCAGTGTCCGCTTCACCAGTTCCAGCGCAGCCGCCCACGTGAAGCCTTTCAAGGTCTTGAGCTTCGGCGTGCCGGTGCGGAACCCGATTGTGCCGTGCGTCATCTCCAGCGACTTCTTGCGGGCGAACAGTTCTGCCTGGTTCTCGGTGGCGAACGCCTGCAACGTGTCGAACGCCGCGTCACGTTCCTCGGTCAGCCCGGCCAGCTGGTTCTGCCACTTCTCGCGTATCTTCGCGCATTGCAGCTCGATTTCCGCGTTGATCTTGTTGATACTTGCATCGGCCTTGGCATAGTTGGCGAATGCTTCGTCGGCGGCCTCACGGGTCACGCCGCTGATGATGGTCTTTTTCTGTCTTGTTGCCATGATCATTAAACTTTTTTAATCGTTAAACATTAAACTTTTGTTGGTTCGTGGCCGATGCCCCTCAATCCCCAGAGCCAGGCACCGTACTGGGTTCCGACGCCGTGCCCGTTGTTCCGTGGTCTCCACGCGGTCAGTCTCTCGCGTTTTCTCCGCTCCGTCCCACGGCGGGCACTTCCATTTCCCTGCAAGGCGCGGGACGGGGCTTCGGCCATTCACTCACTTTTCATTGTTAATTGTTAATTTTTCACTTTCTTCTTCAATATCACGCGCAGTTTCTTCGCGAGGGCTGTCAGTGCCGCTTCGTCCAAGTTGCGGAACTCGGTTCCGGCTATCTTCGGACTCTTGCAGTAGCGGTTCACCTCAGCCCAGCTCGTGGTATCGACCCCCACCTGTTGCAGCAGCTTCAGGCAGACGCTCCGCCACAGCCGCAGGTTGTCGCGCCTGATGTCCCGCGCGCGGTCGCGGGGCAGCGCACGCTCCATTGACTGGAGCAGCCTGTCATATTCCCGCCGTCTGATTTCCCGCAGGCTCTCGGTGCGTCCCTGTGTCCCTTCACGCACCAGCTGGCGTTTCAGTTCGTCGCGGTCGCCCCCGAAGGGCATCTGCCGCAGCAGTTCATAGAACCGCGCAAAGTTTGTCACCTCCTGTGTCATAACTCTTAATTCTTATTTCTTATTTCTTAACTCTCACTACCGGCTCAGTGCCAGCGCCACGAGTGCCGCCGTCGAGAGCACGATGATGATGATCAGACCGAGGCAGCCGTCGCTCAGTTCGGCCTGTGGCATCTCTACCTCCTCCCAGTGGCCCTCCTGCTCCTCTTCGGCAGTCTCGTTGGCCAATGCCTTGTTTTCAAGTTCCTCTTTCATAACATTTAATATTTAATATTTCACCGGATTATCCGGCAGCCATTCCACCAGAATTCTTGCCTTCAGCATGCCGTAGCCCATACAGGCGTCGCACTGGCTCTTTACCAGACCGCCACGGCCGTCTTCGCCCATGACGTATCCGCTTCCGTTGCACTGCGGGCAGGCAAACCCGCGCCGCTCACTCAGTTCGCGCGCCACTGTGCCGTCGGCCTGCAGGCGCACGCTTTCGGGTGCTTCCACCACTGCTATTGTCTTCATGATGCTCATATTGATGGTTTTTGAATGGTTAATTTACAATGTCAACTCTCCGAGCGGCCGGATGATGCGTGCAACCGTCTCTCCGTCGAATTGCAGCCACCGGGTGTTGCCTCCGCCCATGCTCTCCAGCCGGATGTCGACTCGCTTCCAGTTGTGCCGGGTCAGCAGTTCGTCCTGCATGACCCGCAGTTCTTCCAGCCACGTGGGCAGCAGTTCGGCCGCGATGATGTGGTGGTTGCGCTTGCGCAGCTCCTCCTTGAGGGCCTGCACCATCTTCGTGCCTGCGACCGTCATGCCGCTGGCGTCGATGTAGTAGATGTTCGTCTTTTTCGTTTTCATAGCTTAACTCTTATTTCTTAATTCTTATTTCTTAACTATTGGATATTGTCTGTTCCCCAATATCGTGCCGCTCCCTCATCCCAGATGGTGAACTCGCCTGTGCGGCCGATGAACCGCCCCTTGGAGAAAGCCTTGAAGCCCTCCACCCAGATTTTCAGCGTCGCGTCATACATCAGCCCCACCGCCGAATTTCCTCGCGGCATCGAGCCCGACGCGTGGCTGATGAAGATGATCAGTTTGTCGCGGTTCCGCTCCTTGAAGCGGATGTAGTCGCCGTAGGTCATCTGCGTGTACTGGAAGCTGTCAACCACCACGATGTTGTAGCTCTTGCGCCGTGCCAGCCGCTCCTCCAGTTCTGCCATCGGCTCGGCGTTCAGCAGGTGCAGCTGGTTGCCCACGCCTGTCAGCCCGTGCCGCACCAGTTTGTCTCGCATCGTCAGGCTGTCGCCCTCTTCAAGGCTGTCGAAGGCCACGCGGTCGTACTTGCACAGTTCCGCAAGCAGCTGCATCACGAAACTCGTCTTGCCATTCCCGCTGCGTCCCCAGATGAGCCACACGCCTGTCCGTTCCGGCTGCCCGAAAGCATCTGCCCATTTCCCTGTAAAGGGGAAGGTCTCGCGCCGCTTCTTCAGCACATCCTTCACGGTCAATGCCCTGTGTCTGGCCGTCTGTTTGGGCTGGAGGTCGGCCAATGCCTTCTCCAATCCATGTATCCTTGCCGCCGCCTCGGTCAGCTGTATGTTTTGGTCGATGATGACGTCTTCGGGTGTCATTGCTTTCATAACTCTTATTTCTTAATTCTTATTTCTTAACTATCATTTCATCCTCTTCACGCGGTGTATGCTCTTCTTCACCCTGCGCAGGTCAAAGTCGCACGCCTCGGCATCCTTGATCACCTCGTCGATGTCCTTGCGGTCGTGCAGTCCGTTGGTCGTGCAGATGGCATACACATCGTTCACCGTCGTGTCGTCCAGCTCGAAGTACTTGCGGCCGATGCGGCTGTAGAACTCCTTGTAGCCCGGCTTCTTCCACCGCAGCCCGTTCTCGATGCGCTTGCGGATGTAGTCCGTGCTCATGAACACCACCCCGCATTTGTCCTCCAGCTTGTTGTACAGCGAGATGAAGTAGTGGAACACGCTCTCCGTCAGTTTGTCCGCCTCGTCGAAGATCATCAGCGGCGCTTCCATCTGGATGAGGTCATTCAGGATGGCCGTCCACAGCTCGCGCACCGTCATGCCCTCGCCGCGTATGCCTACCAGACGGGCAATCTCGCGCACGAACTCGCCCTTGTGCATGTCCTCGCTGCATTGCAGGTAGAAGGTCTCGCGGTGGTCGTCGGCAAACAGGCGCGCCGTCGTCGTCTTGCCGCAGCCCGCTTCGCCCACGATCCACGTCACGTTGCGGTACATCTTCGCGTCCTGCATGGCGTAGGTGATTTCCTGATAGGCACCCGTCTCGACAATCTGCCAGCCGTCCTCCTGTCCGGCACCGGCCACCTGTTCGCCCACCTTGCGCCACATCTCGTCGCTGATCAGCTCCCACTTGCCGTTCAGGATGCTGCTCACCGTGCCCGCGCTCGTCCCTTTCAGGCTGCCCACTGCCTTGTTCTGGCTGGGGTACTTGGCCACATACGCCCGCAGGCGCTCTGCAATCTGTTCTTTCTGCTTCTGTTCCATAGTTTTGGAAGATTTTGATGGTTAATAACTCTTATTTCTTAATTCTTATTTCTTAACTCTTTATAGTTTTCCTGCCACCTTGTTGATGTTCACCGTGACCGCCTGTCCTTCCAGTTCGCTCCAGTCGATGTTCGAGACCCGTTTCGTCACGCGGCCGATGCTCAGTTCCTCAGGTTCGCGGCTGTACTTGCGCGTCCGTCGGTCAATCTGCCGCTGCACGTCGGCCGTCACGCCCTTCAGCTTCGGCGTCACGAGTCCGTTCTGCTCCGGTGCGACGCCCTCGGCCCATTCTATCGCCTTGGCTGCCACCTGCCGCTCGATGCGGCTCTGCTCGGTGGCCTTCTGCTGCTGGCGGATGAAGATGGCCTCGCCCTCGGTCTGTTCCTGAATGGCACGATGGATGACGATGTATGGCTCTGCCACGCGCTCAAAGCGCAGGTTTCCCGCTTTGTCCTTCCAGTAGAGGCGGATGCTTGAGAAGTCGTAGGGGTCGTATTTCACCACGAACCGCTGGTAGGTGTGCTTCCGTCGCCACTCGGTGTCGGGCACGCCCGGCGCGCTCATCACCTCGTAGGTCCGCGTCTTCCCCTTCACCGTGATCTCGATGCCGCCGCTGGTGAAGGTGCTCATCTTTTCGCACGTCACCCAGAACATGTCCACCATGTCGCCCGCAGTCACCACAGGCGTTTCGGGGTTCTCGCTCTCCTCGTACATCCTGATGCGCTGCTCGCCCGTGGCGGGGTGCTCCATCTCGTTCCACTCGGTGCGCGCCTTCACGTAGGCCGCTTTCAGTTCCTCCAGCGTGTAGAGCTGGTCTTTGTTGGCCTCGATGTACTCCATGTTCGGGCGGCTGTTCTCCTTCGTTGCCGTGACGTTCTGTCCCGTGAAGCGCCAGTCCTTGTGCAGCACTTGGCTCTGGAACCGTCCGAACACGCTCTCGATCGTCTTCGATGCGCCATTGTAGGGTGCCGTCGTGCGGTGTATGTGGCAGATTTTGTCCAGCATGCCGCTGCTGTTCGCCCTCTTGTGGCCGCCCTGGTTGTCATGGACAATCTCGTAGGGCTTGTGGCCGCTCACCTGAATAGCCATCCTGTAGGCCATATATTGCGTTTCGTAGTCCTCCGTGTCGCTGATGCAGAAGCCAAGGAACACCTCGGTCGCCGCGTCGATCACCTCATAGACGCTCGTAGTCCTTACCTTGCCGTCCTCGTCCCGGTAGTACAGGTTCAGTTTCGTGCCGTCGCCATACCACAGCGCGTCCCTCATCGTCGGCAGCTGGGTCTTGTGCCTGCGGTCAAACTTCTGGTGGGCGGCAAGCTCGCCGTGCACCGCGTCATACCACAGCGGCCTTACGTCTGCACGCTCCAGCCACATCTTCAGGCTGCGGATGCTCTTCAACGGCTTCCACCCACGCTCCGCGCACTCCTGGTTGAACGACTCGAAGATCTGGCTGTCCGTCAGCACCGGCTTGCGGCTCCGTTTCAGGCCGATGAGCCTCTGCTGCGCCTCGGCCGTCAGCTTCAGCGTGTTCGAGTTGCCCACCTTGCCGCTGATGAGCGAGGGGTAGCCGTCGCGCTTGAACAGGCTCATCTTCTCCTTCAGGCGGGCAAGGTTCCTGGGCAGCGTGTGCCCCGTCACCTCGCGCAGCTTCTCGCTCTGGGCGAAGACGATGCCCCACAGGTCGTTCCTCCGTCCGTTGCCCAGCGCGTGCGAGGTCGCCGTCAGCTCGTTCATCCGCTCGCACAGCCGCTTCAGCACCGTCGCATTGGCCGTGTATTCGTCAATCAGGGCATCGGTCAGCGTCGTTTGAACACCGTTCAAGTCGTATTCGAACGCCTTGTACCACTCGCGCGCCTCGCCGTCCTCCTTCACCCAGTCCCGCAGTTCCTGCGCCTTCAGCACATCGGCGGGGTTGCCGTATCTTGCCTCGAATTTCATCCTGTACTTCTCCGGGAGTGACGCATAGACATACAACGCCGTGCACCGCTCACCGCCGCCACGCCGCGCGCACTGGATGTTGCCGCGCGTCATGTTCTTGCGCAGGGTCGCCGGGCTGATGACGGGCTCCTCGCCCTCGGTCAGTTCCGCGTATGTCACGCACAATGCCTTGTTGTAGTACTCCATGTCCGTCTCTCCGTCATTTTTCAGTTTACAACCTCCACGCCGCCGAACTCCTCCTTGGCCACAAGGCGGATTCTGCGCGCCAGCCTGCTCTCCTTGCGGAAGTTCAGTGCCGCACTCGCCATCTCGCGCGTGCAGTTCATCGCGATGGCCACACGTGCCACGTCGCCACGCTTCAGTTTGATTCGTCTTTTCATATCAATTGTCAATTATCACAGGTTTGCCGCCCATGCCTGCAGGTCGTGGAAGTCTTCCAGCGAGATGCTGCATTTCACTTCGCGCACCACCTTGCCTTTCCGGCACACCGTCACGGTGCGGTCTGCCCAATCGACCACTATCACCACACCGTTGGCGAACGTCTGGCACATCTGGCCGTCGGCGCAGTGCAGCGTCTCACACTCGGGCAGCCAGTTCATCACGCGCCCGCCCTTCTCGATGGCGGCGCGGCGTATGCGCCGGCACTCGTCGCTCTCCGACGTGAAGTTCTGCGCACGCCACACGTTCATGGCCGAGCACCCGAACAGCTTCATCAGTTCCTTGCGAACAGCTGGTGTCACTTCAATCATTCTTTTTGTTGCCATACTTCCTCGTTTTTTACCGTTCGACAACTTACCCCCTCATCACGATGACCTCGCAGTCTTTGAACGTGCACTCCACCTTGCGCAGCGTGTACTCCATAGCCAATTTCCCGACCGCCACAATCGTCAGCGTGTCGTAATAATAGCCCTCGCGCAGCTCGCACCATGTGTCGGCGCACTCGTTCACCTCCTGCACGAAGGCAGGAATCGCACCTTTCTCGGTCTTGCCGACCTTTACCTTTGTCACTTTCATAGTCTTTTTTGTTAAATGGGTTGTTTTATTCGTTTTTCCCGCCATTTTTCACTAAATTTGGCGCGCTGTTATGTTTAACAACGGCGCAAGTTTA